CGGATTGCATAGGACTTGCGGAAGGTTTCGCGGTGCCGGCCGGCGACTGATTTTGATTCGGAATAGCCGTGGTCACGCAGCATCTTGAACAGCCAGGCGGCGTATTCGAGATCGACCGCATCGCCTTCGAACTTCATGCAGCTCTGGTAGACGGGGTGCGCGGCCCAGGACGCGCGGCAGTCGGTAAAACGTCCGACGCCGACGCCCAGGAAGCCCATCCATATTGGGTTCCAATTGCACGCCTTGGCCTTTTCCCCGACCGGGATAATGACGCTCGACCAGTCGTATTGGGTCTGCTTGCCGGTCGCGGCCTCGAGGTCGGCCACGTCGATGTTGTGCTGGCGCATCAGCCTTTCGGCCATGCGCATGGCGATTTCGTTCTCGTGTTCGTTGCCGCGAGAGTCGTTCGCCATCGCGAGGAGCTTGGTGATTTTGTCCCGGACGTCGCTCATATCAGCCCCTTTTCTGCAAATGACAGCGCCGAGTCTCCGGCGATGATGAAGTGGTCGAGCACCTTGACATCCACGACGGCCAGGGCCTGCTTGAGGCTGGTCGTGAGGCATTGGTCTGCGTGGCTCGGTTCGGCCAGACCGGACGGATGGTTGTGGGCCAGGATCACGGCCGCGCAGTTGTGCTGCAGCGCCGCCTTGACGACTTCCCGAGGGTAGACGCTGGTCTGCGTCAGAGTCCCGCGGAACAGTTCCTCGACCGCTATGACGCGGTTCTGCGCATCGATGAACACGCAGACGAACACTTCGTGCTCTTTGCCGGTCAGCGTCAGTTTCAGGTAGTCGCGGACCATGCTCGGCGAATTGAGCGACGCGCGCTTCAGACCGAAGCGGTGATTGATGATGGCGACGGCCATGCTGATGACTTCTTCGTCGGTCAGGTAGGCGCCGGTTGCTTGATTTACAATCTTCGCAGCCATTTCAAACTCCTTTGCAGTTTGGATAGGTGAGAAGCCCCGGAAGGCTGTAACCGACCGGGGCTTCGCTTCTTCAGCTTGGGAAAGCCGAAAAGATAGGGGCGAGCCCTATCCTTTCAGTTCTGAGGTTTTGCCGGGAGTCCCCCGCTTGGCCGATGTTCTGGTCGTTTCCGTCTGGGTGCTTTGATCCTCAGGCGGCGGGTCGGGCCGGGTCGGTTTCGGTGATCTGAAACCTTAATAGAACTATAGCATAATACACTGAATAAACAAGGTGTTACACGTGTTTTGATCACAAATAAATGCACCATTTGTAAGGGCCTTTGGCATGATATTTTCCGGCTTCAAGACCCGCTAAATGTTCATCGGCGCCGTCCCAAAAGAGGTCATCGGCCAAGTGCTTTCGACCGTCCCGTTTGATGAGTGGGGCGACGTGTACGTCGGCTGCTCGGGCAGCTTCAGGTTCGATCGGGCCGTCAAGATGCGGCACCCCGGCTGCCGGGTGTATTCGAACGACGTGTCGCTCCTGACCTGCAGCATCGGCGAGCTGGCGATGGGGCGCGAGTTCCCGATCAAGTTCAAAGGCGCGCTCGAGTTCGTCGAGTCCGCGATCGCGGGGCTGGATTTCCGCGGTCGGGTCGCGGCGGTGATGGTGGCCTCGGCCATGGGCAAGTTCACCGGCAAGAACGAATACGCCCGATCGCACTTTCGGCATTACTGCGAGCACTTCCGCCCGTTCGTGGAGGACGCGCTGCCCCGCCTTGCGGCGCTCGTGGCCGAGATCAAGATCGAGGAGTACTACGGTGGCGATTTCGTCCTGCAGGCGGATCGGGCCGAGAAAACGGGCGGCGGCGTGGCTTGTTTTGCGCCAACCTACAAGGGGGGATATGAGCGCATCTACAAGCTCGTCAATGAAAACGTCGACTGGCCGGCGCCGGCCTACGGAATCTGGAATCCGGACTCGCTGCCCGGTTTCATCGCCTCGCTCGAAGATCGCAAGATCCCATACTGTGTGATCTCCGATCAGGTGCTCCAGGACCGCACGCCGACCACCGAATGGCGTGGATCGAACAAGCCCGTCTACACCTACGCGAGCAACCAGGCCGCCTCATATCGCCGCCGGTTCAGAAGCGAAACGCCGTTCAAGTACACGGCTATCGATCCCGGGGCGATCACGGCGCAAAGCAAGGTCACGGTATGCGACGCCGACAATAAGCGCATGACGTACCTGAAAAACGTCTATCTCTCGAAGGGCATCGACCACACGAGCGGACAGATCAACCGCCTGGTGTTCATCGACGGCGCGCTCGTGGGCGGATTTACCTACTCGCAAACGCAGTTCGGCGACAAGACGCGAGAGCTTTACCTGTTATCGGACTTTTCAATCGTCCGGGAACGCAAGATCTCGAAGCTCATCCCCATGATCGCGGCGTGCCGCGAGGTGATCGAGCCGATCAACCATCGGCTGCTGATTAAGGTCGAGTCGATATCGACCACGGCATTCACCACCAAGCCCGTATCCATGAAGTACCGCGGCGTGTACGAGCTGGTGAAGCGCGCCCCGGACCATCTGCAGTATTCCTCGGTGATCCGCGACCTTTCCATACAGGACGTATTCAATGAATGGCACCGAAAATTTGCTGGCCCAGATCGAAAGCCAGATCGTCAAGGTCCGGCTTCGCGACCTCAAGCTGTTGGAGAAAAACGCGAGGTACATGACGCCGCCTGAATTCGCACAACTCGTTGCCAACATCAAGAGCGACGGGAAGCTCATGGGTGTCCCCGTGGTCTATCGGGGCGAGGTGCTAAGCGGAAACCACCGCGTGAGCGCGGCGATCAAGGCCGGGGTCGAGGAAGCGGACGTGCTCGACATCACAACCGAGCTATCCGAAGATCGGCGTCTGGCGATTCAGTTGTCGCAGAACGCGATCAACGGCAAGGATGACCCGAACATCTTGGCGCAGCTCTACACGAGCATGCACTCGCTCGAATGGAAGCGCTACAGCGGCGTCACCGACGACGCCTTCGAGTGCACCGACGAGAAGATGGCGGCACTCGGAATCACGCACCCGAAGTACGAGGAACTGACAATCGTATTTCTTCCGGAGGAAAAAACCGCGTTTCTCGATCTCGTCGCGCGCATCGAGGCGAGCAAAAAGGCGCAAGTCTTGGTCGGCGAACTCGCCACGTTCAACGCGCTCTTCGACGCGATCGTGCGCGTCAAGCAGGAAAAGAAGGTCATCAACAATGCGGTCGCGCTGCGCCTCCTCGCGGAACTCGCGGTGAGCGCGCTCGACGCCGAAAAGCTCGCGGAACCAATCGTGCCAGAAGCGACGCCGGCGAAGGTGCGCAAAAGTCGCAGGAAGATTTCCTCCGAGCACGCGGACAGGATCGTGCCAGAGGCGAGCGTGGCAGCGACGCAATGATCTGGCATGAAACTCTCCGCCGAGCGCGCGGAGAGGATCGTGCCACAGGGCGACGCGAGCAGGTGGCATGAAATTTTACGTCTTACACGCGGCCAAAATCGTGCCAGGGTTTTCAGCATTGAGTTGGCATAGTTCTCTCCAGCGGTAGCGCGAAAAAGGCACTTCTAAGCAATTGAATAGATAATCTTTTTTTCGCATGTGGGTTGGTAGGGTAGTAAGGGAAAGCTCAAAAAAGGCGTACGCGGGCGTTACGCAGCTTGGCGGGCATCGGTCATTTAAGGGGTACATTTCACATTTTTTTTGGTTATTTTAGGCACCCATGAGCGCAGGTCGAAAACCGAAGCCGACGCACCTGAAATTGCTCGCCGGCAATCCTGGGAAGCGACCGCTGAACGAGACCGAGCCACAGCCTGATCCTATTGACGAAACGACCGAGCCGCCCGCGTGGATGAGTGGCGAGGGGCGCGCCGTGTGGCTCTCTGAATTTCCGAAGCTTGTGCGAAACGGGATGATCACCGAGATCGATCTTGGAGCCTTCGCGAAATACTGCCAGGCGTTCGGGCGCTACCTCACCGCCGAGAGCATGGTCGCCAAACAGGGCGAGGTGCTGATCGCGCCGGGTTCCGGGTTCCCGATTCAGAACCCGTACCTGGCAGTCTCGAACAAGGCCGCCGAACAGATGCACAAGGCCGAAACCGAGTTCGGTATGACGCCTTCCTCGCGTTCGCGTGTCTCTCCTGGCGCAGGCAAGAAGAAATCGAATCGCTTTTTGGACCTAATCGATGGCGGCAAGAAGAAGGAAACCGGTCGCCGAGCGTGACTTTCTCACCGTCGCGAACAACTACGCCCGGGACGCCATCGCCGACGTCGATGGTGAGCGCAATTGCAAGTGGATCCGCCTGGCGGCATCGCGATACCTGAAGGATCGAGCGCGCGCGACCGAAAAGGGCGCGCCGTTCAAGTTCTCGCCGAAGCAGGCACGTGAGGTCTGCAGTTTCATAGAGCAACTGCCGCACGTCGAGGGCAAGTGGGACACGCCGACGATCGTACTGCACCCGGCGCACGTTTTCTTCCTGGTCAACTTGTTCGGGTTTCGCAATCCCGATGGCACGCGCAGGTACACGAGCGCCCTTTTTGCAGTGGCTCGAAAGAACGCCAAAAGCACCTTGGCCGCGGCGGTTTTGCTCTATTGCCTGTGCTATGAGCCGGAGCCGGGGCCGCAGGTCATCACCGCGGCAACAACGGGCGATCAGGCGCGCATCATCTTCAACATCGCCCGGCGCATGGTGGAGCAAACGCAGGACTTGCGCGAAGCGTTCAATCTGGAGGTGTTCGCGAGCGCGATCGTGTCCTGGCAGGCCGGCGGGAATTTCAAGCCCATCAACGCGCACGCTTCGACGCAGGACGGACTGAACCCGTCGCACGTCGCGCTGGATGAGATCCACGCGCACAAGAATCACGACTTGTTGAACGTGCTCCAGTCGGCGTCGGGGGCGCGGCTCAACGCCTTGTGGCTCTACACCACGACTGAGGGCTACGAGACGCCGGGCCCCTGGCCTGAGATGCGCCATTACGCGCACCAGATTCTGAACGGCATACTCGAGGCCGACCACTTCTTCGCGCTGATCTACGCGCTCGATGACCAGATCGGCGAACTCGGGCAGCCTGGCTATCGGGCCGCGGACGACGATTTCGATGCGTCCAAGTGGCAAAAAGCCAACCCGCTGATGGACGTCAACCCGATCCTTGAGCGCGAGATCACCAAGGCCGCTGCTGACGCGAAGCAGATGCCGGGCCGGCACGCCGAGTTCAAGATCAAACGGCTCAACCGGCAGGCCGCGGCCGCGAACACCTGGCTCAACATCGAGCGCTGGAAGCGCTGCAACGGGCCGGTCGACCTGGGTTTTCTGGAAGGCAAGGCGTGCTGGGCCGGGATAGACGGTGCGGCGACGACAGACATTATGGCGTTTCGCCTGGTTTGGCGCGTCGAGGGCGTGGTCTACACCTGGGGGCGGCGTTGGGTGCCGGTGGAGGCCGTCGCACAGCGCACCGAGCGCGGCACGGTGCCCTATGCCGGTTGGGTCGCGGCGGGGCTGATCTCGCAGCTTCCGGGCAACGTTATTGACTATGCGATTGTCGAGCGCGACATCCTTGAGCTTGCGCACCGGTTCAAGCCGAAGATCATCGCCTATGATCCGTGGGGCATCCGCGACCTTTTGAACCGCCTCATCGCGGCGCAACTGCCGTTGCAAGAGTTTCGCCAGGGCACAAAGTCCTATCACCCGGCAATGCAGGAAACCGAGCGCCTCTACCTTTCAGGGAAGCTGCGCCACGCAGGTGATCCGGTACTCAACTGGTGCGCATCGAACGTCACGCCCCGGCGCGACGAAAACCTAAACATGGCGCCGGATAGAAAGCGCAGCGCCGACAAGATCGACGACGCATGCGCGCTATTCATGGCGGTTGGCGTCATGGGTGTGCCGGCCGAGCCTGAGAAAAGGTTCCAACTTCTGTTCGTCTAGCACGCGCGTAGCAGCGCGAGTACTCCCGAGCCGCATTCGAGCGGCTCTTTTCATTTCTGGAGCCACATCATGAAACGAGCCTATTCACTACTCGAGATCAAATCGATCAACGAGGACGAACGAATTATCGAGGGCGTCGCAACAACCCCGTCCACGGACAGGATGGACGACATCGTAGAACCGGAGGGCGCGCAATTCTCGCTTCCGATCCCGTTCTTGCACCAACACCGCAGTTCTGAGCCTACCGGCCACGTCGTGCAAGCCAATGTGACGCCGGAGGGTATCAATGTTCGCGTGCAATTCGTCAAAGTGGACGAGCCGCCGAGCCTGAAAGAGCGTCTGGACGTTGCGTGGGCCGAGGTAAAGCACAAGTTGGTTCGCGGACTCTCCATCG